CATAAAGGAGAATCAAGATGATGTCGGATGCAGAGGATGCATATGGAACAAAGGTGTGGGTGCAGTTGGAGTGGGAACAAGTTGATGCGATGATTGTGAAGGAACTCAAGTGGCATATTGAAAATGCTGCGTGTGAGATGCGAGCAGCAGAGACTGGGGAAAAGTGGGTTCACCCCGAAGATGTTGCACGCAACGTAAAACTTCTTCCTGCTTTGTTAGTTGTGTATGAGCATTGGGCAGGGGAGGAAGCCGCAGCAAAGTTGAAGCAAGACCTTGAGTACGACAGGATTGGTGTATGAAGATTGATATTGTTAGTTTTGATGAAGACGGACGTACTGCCGAGCTAGATGTAGATGCCGCAGGGCGGCAGTACCTTCTGGAGTTGGGGTTCAACGCGCTGATTATGAAAGCCTTGGAGGGACTGGAAGATGAACGAGAAAAGAACCAAAGCGTTTAACGAGTGGTGGTTGTTGAAGGCTACCCCCGATGGACGCATGACACCGAGCGCAATCTGGGATGCAGCTTGCGACTGGATGAAGGAAGAACTTCTCTGGGAACTTGAACACCACACGGAGCGCATGCGCAATGACCGAGAAGGTTAACCACCCACCGCACTACACCGCCGGAAAAGTTGAGTGTATTGATGCACTTGAGGCTGCTACTATAGGGCTGCAAGGTATCGAGGCTGTCTGCACCGCCAATGCAATCAAGTATTTGTGGCGCTGGAAGTACAAGAACGGACTTGAAGACCTCGCCAAAGCGAAGTGGTACATTAACAAACTAGCTAAATGCGTGGCGGACCAAGATGATAAACATGCAGATGGACAAGGTTGAGTACGCTCTTGCTCAAGCACAAGGGTCAGAGGACGTACTGATTATTTGTTTTGATACCGATGGAACTATGGCTTTGAAGTCAACCATCACTACCGGCCCAGAGATTTTATGGGCACTTGAACTTGCTAAGTCTCAGGTGTTAGAGATGGGACAAGTGGAGGACGCATAATGGCTTTAGATATTTTGATGTGGCTCATGCTGTATATCATGTTCTTGGCGGCTGTGTTACTTACTTTTCTAAGTATTGACGCATATAGAGAATGGAAGGATTCACGTGACTGACTTCATGCAAAGGCAGTTCGATATCAGCCAACAACTTATCCGGCTGATGAATCAAGAGCACGATGAGCGGATGCGGATTCTCAATATTTACGAAGAGCAACTCGCAGAGAAGGACCGACAAATCGAAAAACTCCGGTCAACTATTGAGGCGCTAGAGGTCTTAGTGAAAACATAATGCCTGTCTATATTTGGTTTAATCTTCTGGTTCTTTCGCACGGTCACTTCATACTAGTCAACTCGTACGAAACATTAGAAGAGTGCCAAGAAATCCGAGCGCTGTACGAAGAGTACCAACCCGCTAACTACTACTGCCTACCGGCAAACGTATCCAAGATATAACCCATATGAGTCTTACCCCCGAAGCCAAGGTTAAAAAGAAAGTTGTTTCTGTAATCAAAGCGCACGGCGCGTACTACTTTTTCCCCGTGATGAATGGCTACGGTAGGGTAGGTATACCTGATATAATTGTCTGTCATCGTGGCTACTTCGTAGCGATTGAATGCAAGGCAGGCAAGAACAAGCCTACCGAATTACAACTAAAAGAAATAGAAGCAATCCGCCAAGCAGGCGGCGTCTCGTTGGTAGTCAACGAGGACAATATAGAAGATGTAGCGAAAGCATTGGAGAGTATTGATGGCACGTCCGTACGAGAGGTTGCTAGTAGTTGACTTTGAAACGTACTTCGATTCCAAAACTTTCACACTAAAGAAGTTAACAACCGAGCAGTACATACGCAGCCCTAGCTTTAAGGTGCATGGCGTATGCGTGAAAGACTATGGAACGAGCGGACCCTCCGCATGGTACAGCGGAGAGGACGTAATTGAATTCTTTAATTCCGTAGACTGGTCAGTCACCGCTGTGCTAGCACACAACGCACAGTTTGATGTGGCGATTCTATCGTGGTACTACGGATGCAAGCCCGCCTTTATCTTCGACTCTTTGAGCATGGCCCGCGCACTGTTCGGTACAGAACAGGGCAACTCTTTGGCTGCGCTAGCTGAACGGTTCGGCCTGCCCGAGAAGGGCAAGGCGCTGGTGAGCGTAGATGGTGTGAAAGAATTAAGTAAAGAGCAGGAAGCGGAGTTATCCGAATACTGCGCTCACGACACGTGGTTGTGTGAACAGATTTTCCAGAGGATGAGAGATGACTTCCCAATCAAGGAGTTACGTCTCATCGACCTCACGCTCAAGATGTACACCAACCCTGTGCTTGAACTGGACCCCGAGTTGCTGACCTCCGCACTCAAGGAAGAGGAACAGCGCAGGACATCCCTACTTTGTAGGTTGGGGATTGAAGAAAAAGATTTGGCGAGCAATCCAAAGTTCGCAGAAATCCTTCGGGGTATGGGTCTTGAACCCCCAATGAAGAACAAGAAACCAACAGTAAAGACCCCCAACCCAGTAGGCAAAACGCTAGCGCTTGCAAAGAATGACGCTGGGTTTCAGGCATTGCTTAACTCCGAGAACGAAGATGTCTCTGCCCTGTGCGAGGCGCGGCTCATGGTTAAGAGTACCTTGGAGAGAACACGTGCACAAAGGTTTATTGATATTTCTACTCGTGGCTGCTTGCCTGTACCTCTTAATTATTATGGCGCACATACTGGTAGGTGGTCTGCATCACGGGGTAGTGGTATCAACCTACAGAACTTAAAGCGGGGCAGCGCCCTGCGTCGTGCCATCATGGCACCGGAGGGGTACTCGTTAGTTGTTTGTGACTTGTCGCAGATTGAACCGCGTGTCCTGTCCTACCTAGCTGACGACTTGCAGATGCTAGATATCTTCCGGTCAGGCGAGGACGCATACGCTGCGTTTGGTGCACAGATGTTCGGCATCCCCAACCTCACCAAAGAGACACACCCTGAGTTACGGCAGTCCGCTAAGTCGGCGCTGCTTGGTGCGGGGTACGGTCTGGGGTGGGCATCCTTCTCTGCACAACTACTTACTGGTTTCCTTGGCGCACCGCCCATCCGCTACGACATGGAGTTCGCAAAGCAAGTCGGCGTTACCGAGCAAGACTTCAACGACTTCATCGGCTGGAAGGTAAACACCGAGCGACTCGCAGAGATACCGCACACCTGTAGTAAGAAAGAGTTATTGGTCCACGCACTATGTTCCAAAAAGATTATCGACAAGTACCGTGAGGCATCCAGTCAGGTTGTTTCTTTCTGGGATATGTGCAACGGGCTGATACAGCGCAGCCTCAACGGGGGTAAGGAACACAAGCACAAGTGCCTGACCTTTATGAAGGACTCGATTCTCTTGCCAAGCGGCCTATGCTTGCGCTATCCTGACATATCGTCTGTGGAAGATGCGGACGGTAAGAAGCAGTGGGTCTACGGACTCAACAAGATTAAGTTGTATGGCGGGAAGCTGACTGAAAACATCGTTCAGTCGGTAGCTCGTTGCGTTATGACGGACCAAATGCTTCAGATAAGTAAAAGATACCCGATAGCCTTGACAGTACACGACGAGTGTTGTATGGTAGTTCCTGAAAAGGAAGCAAAAGAGGCACTGGCTTTTGTAGAGGCAGTTATGAGTCGTCCGCCTGATTGGATGCCGGGGCTACCAGTAGCGTGTGAAGCAGGAACGGGTAAAAGATATGGAGATATTAAGTAGTCTGAAAGGTTCTACTTTTGGCAGGCTAACACTTATAGAACCAACAACGCCCAAAGAAACAGAGTGGGTTTGCAAATGTGTCTGCGGCGTGGTCTGCACAGTTAAAAGACATTCGCTTTTGTCGGGCAATAAAAAATCTTGTGGGTGTTTAAAAAGAAGTGTGCTAGGGGATTTAAAGCGCACACACGGCATGGCTAATTCCCGCGCAAAAGGGTACGCGAACCGGGCCTACGGTATTTGGCAGGCCATGAAAGACAGATGCCTTAACCCAAACCGTAAAGATTTTCATAGGTATGGGGCACGGGGTATCTATGTTTGTGAAAGGTGGATGGTCTTTGAAAACTTTTACGAAGACATGGGGTACCCGCCACAAGGGGCAACTCTAGACAGAGTGGATAACAACGGACCGTACAGTAAAAACAACTGCCGTTGGGCGTCTAGAAAAGAACAGGTGCACAATTCAACGCGCACTAAGTACATAGAAGTTGATGGGGTAGTACAGAAGTTACAGGAGTGGTTAGTAGAAAAAAACATTTCACGAGATGTGTATTACAGAAGGAAAAGAAAAGGGCTGTCGGACCAAGAAGCGTTAACTTACGGAGATGCAAAGTGAATATTCCAACAAAGATTAAGATTAAAGATGCTGTGTACTCAACCAAGGTTGTCGATGCTTTGGATTGCAAGCGCGGTGAAATCGACTTCATCAACAAGACCATCACCATCGGCAAGCGCAGCAGCGCGGGGTTCAAGTACAGCAAGAAGGAACGCGCAGCCACCATGCTGCACGAGATTGTTCATGCCGTCCTCAAGGAACTCAACCACAAGCAACATGCTGACGAGAAGTTTGTCGGCCCCCTCGCAGAAGAGATTGCCGCTGCGCTCAAGCAATGCGGAGTGCATCTATGAAATGTAAGTGTGGCGGCGACACCCGAGTTGTTGATGGACGGGTGATAGATAATGGATTCCGCCGCCGTAGGTTGTGCATGGATTGCGGGTTTAGGTTCAGTACATTGGAGAGTGTGTTACCTGAAAAGGTAAGAGAACCCAAGCCCACCAAAAGCAAATCACCATTCACACCGAAGGAAGTTGCTGACCAAATAAGAAAGAAAAAATTAGCAGCACGTCGGGGAGTTGAAGACATGCTGATTGCTAGGGAAGACGCGGATATCTTTGATGATGTGGAAGAAGATGAGGATATCCAATGGACATCAAGCCTGTAACGTGGTCACACAGCGCGCTTAAAGATTACGAAGGTTGTGCGCGGCGGTACCACAATGTGCGGATACTTAAGAAGTATCCTTTTGAAGAGACGGAGCAGATTCGCTATGGCAAAGAATTGCACAAGGCGGCAGAAGATTACGTCAAGGATGGCAAACCCATCCCCCCACAGTTTGAGTTCATGGTTCCCACCATGCAGGCTCTCATGCGCAAGGCAGGCCGGAAGCTTGCAGAACACCAGATGGCGCTTACTGCCGAGCTAAAAGTTTGTGACTGGTTTGCGAAGGACGTATGGGTTCGTGGCGTAGCCGACCTGCTAATCATTGACGATGACAACCTCACGGCATGGGTAGTAGACTACAAGACCGGCAACGATAAGTACCCAGACAGAGACCAACTTACGCTTATGGCGTTGTTAGTTTTTGCGCACTTCCCTCACATCCGACAGGTTAACTCTGCTTTGTTGTTCGTAGTTAAGAACAGCATGGTGAAAGCGAAGATGCACTATGACGAACAAGAACGTGCATGGTGGGACTATAGGGAGCGAGTCGGGCGCATCGAGCGGAGCGCTAGCGCTAACGTATGGAATCCTTCGCAAAGTCCTCTATGTGGATGGTGTCCCTGCACAGACTGTGAGTTCCACCCGAGGCACTGAGCAGTTCAAAAGAGAACTTATGGAATCCGTCGTGGACATCACAACTGATGCGCTTTGTAGCTACTGGATTACAAAGTTCGGGCGCGACTGGGTAAGGGACATGACGGTACACCAGAACCTGTTCGACTCCCTCGTGTGCATGCGCCTAGCACATGAGCACCTTTTAGAAACAACTGAAATCATGCTTCCTGAAATGGATAGCAATCCATATAAAAACGGGTACCCCCACTACGTGACTACCTACCGCATAAGGAGTGAGAAAATTGCAGATTGTTGAGGACAAGGCGCTAGTCCTTCGGACTCGCAAGCCTGAGAAGTATGCCGTCATCCCCAAGAGCAAGATTATTTCTGAGGACGAGAACGGCTATGAGGTAGCGGTTTACTGGGGTCTTGACGAGGCGCGAGTCTTGAAGAACCTTGGGGTCAAGAACGTGCCGTCACCCATCACTAGGCAGTACGACTGGCCCGGACGACACAAACCGTTCAACCACCAGATTGAAACTGCTTCCTTCTTAACTCTGAACAGACGGGCGTTCTGCTTCAATGACCCCGGCACAGGCAAGACGCTTGCTGCTTTGTGGGCTGCGGA